GTTTAGATCATACTCTCGAGGTACGGATACCTCGGGGGGCAAAGTCTTACCTCCGGCGTCACAGGATAGTGACACGCGAAAGCAAGATGTATCCGAGCTTGAGATGATTTATGGTAAAATTTCATCTCGCGCTCATCGAGCTTATACGGTCCAGAAAAGGACCATAAAAAATCCCTCACGTCCAATTAGACGTGTTGAATTAGATAAAGAAAACCAGGAGGTGTTTTCTTTTCTCCGCTCTTGTGATCAGGGTTTGGTGGTAACGTTCAAGTTATTGGGAAGACATTTCCATAGCGTTATCTCAGTTGAGAGGTGCATAACACTCTTCGAGTTAAAGACGGTTTCCGATTGCATAAAGTTCTACAAGAACTTCTGTGCTTTCTGGATTCCGTACTCGTTGGGCGACACCACTCCTCCAGGTATGGACGAACCGCCGTATCAGATCCTCGAGGCCCATGCCAGACGATTTTTCAAATCTAGGTATGGGAAAGGAGGTTCTTTTGGTAGGCGTATCGCGCTCATCTCGGGTGCTATAAACTATTCAAAACGTCTCTGCCCCCCCGTTCCTAAGGAATTCATCCAGGAGAAGCTAGCCTCTCAGCGTGAGCTGTTGAGTGCTGATCCCGGGTATAAATTCCCTTATCAGAAGCAAATTTTGAAGGCAATTAAGGAAGAAGTGAAGGAGGTCATGACCTTCGGGAAACACCCGAGGCGAACCTTTGTCATTGCTGACTATAATACACCCTTCGTTCCCTCAATGGGAGCTTGTGTTGATAAGTCTAGGAAACATGGGGGGGTCCAAGCTTTCGTTCGAGAGATATTCGATCAGGAGATCGAACACTCAAGAATGACGGGCTGGGATCCGTTTTTGAGGGAGGCCGAGGTGGCCTCCTCATTAGGGAGACTTAAGAAGGAGTTAGAGGCATGTCCACCGGCTTTGCTCAGACATCAGATGTCCTCCAGTTGGTCCGAAGTATTGGACCTTCTGTTGAGGGCGATGTATAAAGAGCGCCGGTTTGGCGAGCGAGAGGAACGCGCGATTCCTACTGGGTTACTTGAGCCACTCAAGGTTCGAATTATCACGAAACAAAAGTGGTATATGAACCTTTTGAAACCTGTGCAGAAAACTTGGCATGACCAGATCCGGAAGCACCCACGCTATCAACTGATAGGCGGTGCAACTGTTGAGCAGGTCGTCAAGTCTCTTCCTCCCCTCCAGGAGGGCCAGACATGGATCTCAGGCGATTACGAGGCAGCCACAGATAATATTTATCTTTGGGCAACAATTGCGGTGTTAGAGGAGTTATTCTCCTATACACGATGGAGCTTTCCCAACTCATTCAACATGAACTGGGAACACCGTCCAGGTTTCTGGGCGGAGTACTTAGAGCTCCTAGCGTATGATTCTTTCACCAATTTGCAATTGGAGGTCCCAGGATTTGATCCGGTGCTCGTAAAGAGGGGGCAGATGATGGGGAATGTCTTGTCATTTCCTGTCTTGTGTATCCTGAATTCGGTCGTGACTCGGATGGCAGTCGGTCCGGAACGGACCATCTTCATAAATGGAGATGATGTTTGTTTCGCGGCTAATGCCAGAGAGTATAAGCGTTGGAA